GATGCTAAAGTTGAATACTCTACCGAAGGTAAGACCGGTATCCGGCTTCTCTCTAAAGAGGCCACTCAGATAGAGATGGGTAAGATCTCTAACCTCATCACCGATATGACCCTGAAAGGGGCTCCTGAGAGTGACATTGTGAAGGCTGTTAAACACAGCATGGTCGTCATCGACGCCGCCAAGCACAAGCTGGACTATAAGCGGTCTGAACAGGAGAATGACATCGCCACCCTCCGTAAGAAGTGGCAAGGCTACACTGACGAAAACGGTAAGGAAAGAGGCGGTGCCTCCACCCTGCTGTCCCGTCGCAAGCAGGATGTTGAGGTTCCTGAGCGCCAGGGTAGCGGTCGCATTGACAAGCAGACCGGTCGGGTTGTCTATAAAGAGTCCGGCCGTACTTATCTCGACGCAAAGGGGCGAGAGGTCCAGGCTACAACCAAGATCAAGCTACTGGACAAGACCGAGGATATTCGGACATTGTCTTCCGGAACGCTTGTCGAGGATGCCTATGCAGACTATGCTAACAAGATGAAAGCTCTGGCCAACAAGGCAAGGCTCGAATACATTGCGACTCCGACCTTGGCTCGTTCTGCCAGTGCCGCCAAAACTTATCAGCCGGAAGTTGATCGGCTTACTTCAGCGCTTCGCCTTGCTCAGCTAAACGCTCCTCGTGAAAGAGAAGCTCAGCGCATTGCCAATGCTCGTGTCAAGGCAAAGCTTGAGACCAACAACGTTACTGATAAAGATGAGATCTCCAAGATTCGTAGAGCCGCAATCAGCGACGCTCGCGTTGAAACTGGAGCAAGCGGGAAAGGAACTCGCATCTCTATCAGCGACGGTGAATGGGAAGCGATTCAGGCTGGCGCAATCTCTGACACAACTCTGAAAGAGATCCTGCGCTATGCTGACCCTGACGTCGTCCGTGAACGCGCTACGCCAAGAACAAGAACCGAGATTTCTGAAGCTCGGGCAAACAGAATCAGAGCAATGGCTGGTTCCTATACAAATATTGAGATTGCAGAAGCATTAGGACTTTCACCTTCTGCTGTGTCAAGAATCCTCAATGAATGAAAGGAAGTGAGAGCGAATGGCTTGTTGCGCTTTGACGACAATCGACAATCCCTATGACCCATTTACCCAATTTGATGCCTGGTTCCGGTTTGATGAAGGAAAAGGTTACCACTCCTGCGCCTATTTGGCGCGTATTGCTCGGACTTCCGATCAGCTCTCAGGTGCTGAGAACGAGCAGGAAATCGAGCGAGCCATTGATGACATCCTCAAATACAATCCTTTAGGCATTTATAAGAAAGTTAGGGCGATGACTTTATCTGAGTCTGCCTGACTTACCGTTTTGCTCCTTAAAAGAGACGACTGACTTTGTGTGGTCGTCTCTTTTTCTTTTTGGGCAAAATTGTCAAAAAATGTCAGCAATATTCGGTTCCGTTAGATTTTGAACGGGTATAGGGGGTGTCCGTGAAATACCCACCCCCTGTGCATCGCGGCGGTCTTTGAAAATTCTCCGGGGATATTTTTTGAAAATTGTTTTGGTCTGGGGCGGCATTTGAACGAGCCCACAAGGCGAATATTGGTCGGCGAGTCTCTTTTTAGCTGTTTCTTGCTTTCGTCGGAGACACCTCCTCTCCTATTCACCAAAGAGCGAAAGTTTGAAATGGCTTTTTCTCCCTCGCCGGCGGATTCGTTTATGCGGGCTCCTTCAAATGTCGCCCTAAACCATTTCAAAACCTACAGCATTCCCACAGTATTCATTGCAAAACTAACCGAGAGGAGGTGGCAAGGTGGCGAAAGCTGTAAAACCGTCTGGAACGACAAAGTCCCGCACCCCTCTAACCCCGGAAGCAAGAGAAAATCAGATGATATCTTTGGCTATGGACCTTGCCGAACAGCAGTTGCGAGATGGAACTGCCTCTTCTCAGCTCATTACCGAGTTTGTCAAGCGTGGCTCTACAAAGGCCAGGATCGAGAAAGAGCTTTTGGAGAAGCAACGAGATCTTGCAGCGGCAAAGGCCGAGTCCATTAAAGCCGCGGATCGTCTTGAGGAACTTCTGGATAAAGCCATGAAAGCCATGGGCAGGTATCGAGGAGAGGATGTGGATGATGAGGAGGAGTTTGATGACGGATATTAGATGCTATTCGGAATTGATGCTCCTCCCAACTTATCAGGCCCGGTACGAATATCTGCGTCTGAAAGGAGCGGTCGGAAAAGAAACCTTTGGCTTTGACCGTTATATGAACCAGTTCTTTTATCGTTCGCCTGAATGGCGACGTATTCGAGATCTGGTCATCACAAGAGACGAAGGTTGCGATCTTGGCATTCAAGGCCGAGAGATATTTGGCCGCATTATCATCCACCACATGAACCCCATCCGGCCTGAAGACATTCGCAATCGGAGTGAGCTTCTTCTTAATCCGGAGTATCTCATCACCACAGTTCATGGAACCCATCTCGCAATACATTATGGCGACGAACATCTACTCCTACAAGAGCCGATTGAGCGCCGACCGAATGACACATGTCCGTGGAAGAGGTAACGAAAAGTTTCGCACTCTAAACTGAATTTTTCTCTTTTTTGTCCATTCGGCTGTATTACATCATGAAGGAGGAAACCAAAAATGCAAAACAACGCTCAGAGTCATCGCGATCAGATTGATCCGAAAGTCGGAATGGCTCGCGAGGAACCTAATGCCCGCCCCAACAGTCGAGGCCTTCGCGCCGAGTGTCATCCGGTCGATGATGCTGCCCCCATCGAAGCGAAACAGGAGCTGATCTCTGCAACAAAGAAAGCAACGATTTCCGGCGTGGTCACCGACTGCGTGAAGCTCAATGTTCGCAAAGAGCCGAGCCCCGATGCCGAGGCCGTCGCTGTCATCGAACTCCTGTCTGAAGTTGCGGTTGACATGGACGCCTCCTCCGAGGGCTTTTACAAGATCTGCACTGTGGCCGGTATTGAGGGCTACTGCATGAAGAAGTACATCGCCCTTCCGCGATAGGGAGGGTGCTATGGAGATCACTGAAAGCATCCTGACCTCTATCAAGAAGCTGTTGGGCATTGATGCGGAGTATAAACACTTTGATCCCGATCTCATCATGCACATCAATAGTGTGTTTTCGATTCTGACACAGATGGGTGTCGGCCCGCCTGATGGTTTCTCCATTACCGGCGACAGCGAGAAGTGGGAAGCTTTCATTGCGAAAGAACCCAACAAATTTTCGCTTGTAAAATCCTATATGCATCTCAAGGTTAAGCTGCTGTTCGATCCGCCGCTCGGCTCTGCTGTTATCGAGTCTATCAATAGACAGATCAGAGAGTTTGAGTGGCGTCTTGTCGTTGCGGCCGATCCCGTTTGATGAATCAGGCGGAAAGGAGGAAACTCAAAATGGAATTATTCCACCACGGTATCAAAGGTCAGAAGTGGGGCGTCCGCCGTTACCAGAATACCGATGGGTCGCTGACGGCCGAAGGGCAGAAGCGGTATGAGCGGGATGTTCGTGAGAACAACGCCAAGAAAAAGGACAATCGGGCTATCATTGACGGCCCCGACCCGAAGCGTTGGGCTGCCGAAGATTTGGATCGTTCCAAGCAGGTTGTGGACGCCCACGCCGATCTTGTGAAAGAGCTGAAAAAGCTTGAACAGACAACGGCTCCGAAGTCCACACCCACGAGGCTCGATTTGTCCAAGATGAGCGACAAGGAACTCCGGGATCAGATTAACCGGGAGCTTCTGGAGCAGCAGTACAATAAGCTGTTCGCCGATACTTCGGCAGCACAGGTCTCCAAAGGGCGGGTTCTTTTACAGGACACTCTCGATGTGGCCGGAAGTCTTCTGGCTATTACCGGTTCGGCGCTGAGTATTGCCCTGGCCATCAAGAAACTGAAGGATTAGGAGGGAGCTGATATGGAACTGTCCCATCACGGTATCCTGAATCAAAAATGGGGCGTGCGACATGGGCCCCCTTATCCTTTGGGCGGCGGGGATTACAGTGCTGCCCAGAGAAAAGCCATTCGGAACAAGCGGAAATCTGGAAACAGCATTTACAACAAACGGCATTTCGATGAGGTGTTGAAAGCTGATAAAACCACTTTGAGCACCTTATCGTATGACCGGGATCGAACCAAGAACACCGATATGTTCTATGCAACCCACAACGTCCTCGACAAGCATCAGTATAACGCTTTGTTCAACCGCCCAATTCCTCAGACCATTTACGATGAGAATGGGAATGCGATCGGCACTGGAAACTTCATGAAGTACCGGATCGACAACTCTCTTAAGAAGGACATCAAAGTTGCCAGTGAGGATTCCGGCGCTGAAGTGTTTAGGGAGCTGTTCAAGAAAGACCGAGACTTTTACAACTTCGTCATGGACGAGGAACGGATGCAGAGCTACTTTGTAAGCGACAAATACAAGTTCAAAGGTTACAGAGAAGTTCGTCAGGTCCTTGAAAAGATGAAGAGCGGCGACTACACTCCTACGGCGGATGAACTTCAGGTGGTATATCGGATGTTCAACTATGTCATCCCTTACGACGGTGCTGGTGATGCCCGTAAAGGAAAAGACGTGACGACCCAGCGGACTAAGTTCTTCAAGGCGCTCAAGGAAGCTGGATATGGGGCAGTCCTCGATACGAATGATGCCATTTATGGCGGGTTCAAGGCCAAGTCCCCGGTCATCGTGTTTGACATGGAGCAGGTCGTACCGAAAGACGTCTACCGTACGAAGATGATCGATCAGAAATTCTCGGATCTCGTGCTTGTCGGCAGAAAGATACTCGGGCAGTAAGGGGTGAGCGGATGCTGTCAAACACTGCTGTCCCCAAATATTACGGTGCTTTTCGAGACGCAGTAATCAGGGGCGAAATACCCGTGTGCAGAGAGATCGACTTGGAAATGCATCGGATTGACGATTTGATTGACGATCCGATGTATTACTACGATGATAGAGCGGTTGATGGTTGGGTTGAATTCTGTGAAAATGAATTGACACTGACTGACGGCTCCGACTTGCACATGTTGGATAGTTTCAAGCTCTGGGGCGAGCAGGTGTTTGGTTGGTATTACTTCGAGACACGCTCCATTTACGTTCCGAACAGGGACGGGCATGGCGGACGATATGTCAACAAGAAAATCAAGAAACGACTGGTGAATAAGCAATATCTGATCGTAGGAAGAGGTGCTGCGAAATCGCTGTACGATTCCTGCATTCAGGCGTATTCGCTGGTTGTCGATGGGTCTACTACCCATCAGATCACCACAGCCCCGACGATGAAACAGGCGGAGGAGATCATTAACCCGATCAAGACCGCTATTACACGAGCCCGAGGACCGGTCATCCAGTTCATGACGGAAGGTTCGATTCAGAACACGACAGGAAACCTTATGAATCGCGTCAAGCTGGCATCCACGAAGAAAGGGATCGAAAACTTCATTTCAGGTTCTCTGATTGAGGTTCGCCCCATGTCTGTGGACAAGCTACAGGGATTGCGCTGTAAGGTGGCCACCGTAGATGAGTGGCTTTCCTCTGCCGATGCCCGAGAAGACGTCATTGGCGCTATCGAACAGGGTGCATCCAAGTTGGATGATTATCTGATCGTTGCCACAAGCTCCGAAGGCACTGTCCGAAACGGAGCGGGAGACACTATCAAAATGGAGTTGATGAACATCCTTCAGGGTGTTGGCAGGCCGATGCCTCAGGTATCTATCTGGTGGTATAAGCTGGACTCCGTGGATGAGGTTGCCTACCCGGACATGTGGGCGAAGGCTAATCCCAATATTGGAAAGACCGTATTCTACGATACCTATCAGAAAGATGTAGACAGAGCTGAGACTGCTCCATCTACAAGAAACGATATGCTGGCGAAAAGGTTCGGCCTCCCGATGGAAGGCTACACCTACTATTTCACCTATGAGGAAACGCTTCCCCATCGCCGGCAGAAGTTTTGGCAGATGCCGTGTTCCCTTGGCTGTGACCTTTCACAGGGAGATGACTTCTGTTCTTTCACATTTTTATTCCCGCTGCGAGGTGGATCGTTTGGCGTAAAAACACGAAACTACATCACCTCGCTGACCCTTAACAAGCTCCCTGCTGCTATGCGCCTCAAGTATGAGGATTTCATGGCGGAAGGGAGTCTTATTGTTATGGAGGGAACTGTCCTTGATTTGATGCAGGTCTACGAGGATCTGGATGACCACATCATTAACCTCGGCTACGATGTTCGTTGCCTCGGCTATGACCCTTACAACGCAAAGGAATTTGTGGAGCGATGGGCATCCGAGAACGGGCCGTATGGAATAGAGAAGGTCATCCAGGGAGCGAAGACGGAGTCGGTTCCTCTTGGAGAACTGAAGAAACTTTCGGAAGAGCGTATGCTTATCTTCGATGAAGATCTGATGACTTTCGCCATGGGAAACTGCATAACAATTCAGGACAATAACGGAAACAGGAAGCTGATGAAGAAGCGGTCTGAGCAGAAGATTGACGCTGTTGCGGCCATGATGGATGCCTATATCGCTTATCGGCATAATCCTGAAGCATTTGAATAGGAAGGAGGAACCGTTTTGGATCATTGTAATAAGCCCCCGCCTCAGTCGTATTTGGCTCATCACGGCATCAAAGGCCAAAGATGGGGCGTTCGCCGTTACCAGAACGCGGATGGAACCTGGACCAAGGCCGGAAAGGAACGTTATGACGATTCCGATGATGGAGGCGAGGAACGAAAAGCCTTCAGCATTACCAAGAAGAAAGTGGCCATCGGTGTTGCGACTGGCGCAGCTGTTATCGCTGGCACAGTTCTGACGGCCTACCTTGTCAAGAAGCATGGAGCGAAGAGCGTCGCCGATATTGTGGATAAAGCTCCTGCCGGAAAGGAAATTCTTCAGGATTTGCTCAAATCTACTCCCGTGGCGACAACTCCTGTAAGTCAAATCCCGACACCGAAAGTAGAGCCCAAACAAGTTCTGGAAAAGGTTGTTAAGAGCGCTTCCACCACAGCTGCTCCGGTCAGCCAAATTTCAGCACCACGAGTTAGCGTAAGCAAACCATCTTCGGAGATTCCGCCTGCCTACAGCTTTGAATCGCTGATACGGCAGAACGATGACCTCCTTAAAAAGATGCTTGCTGAGTTGGCTTGAGGGAGGTGATTGTTACTGAATGGAAATGTCATTGGGAGCTCGACTGAAACATGCTTGGAATGTGTTTACGGCGAAGGAGACTGTTGGTGGCCGTTGGGATATTGGCCCCAGCAACTATTATCGTCCGGACCGTCCCATATTCAGTCGGGGAAATGAGCGCTCCATCATCACATCCGTTTATAACCGAATCGCATTGGACGTAGCGGCAATCACCATCCAGCATGTTCGTTTGGATGATGAAGGCCGCTTTACTTCTGTTATGGACAGCAGCTTGAACGACTGCCTTTCTCTGGAGGCCAACCTTGACCAGACAGGACGGGCTTTTATTCAGGACGTTGTCCAATCCATGCTGGATGAAGGCTGTGTTGCTATCGTTCCTGTCGACACAGACCTCGATCCGAAAAGCGGGTCATACAAGATCGAAACAATGCGAACCGGAAAAATCCTGGAGTGGTATCCGCAGCACGTTAAAGTTCGTGTCTACAACGAGCGCACGGGCAGGAAGGAAGATGTTTTGGTGCCGAAACGCACCGTGGCCATTGTGGAGAATCCCTTCTATGCCGTCATGAACGAACCCAACTCCACAATGCAGAGGTTGATTCGGAAGCTCAACATTCTGGACGCTATCGATGAACAGAGCGGTTCTGGAAAACTCAACCTGATTATTCAGCTCCCTTACGTCATCAAGACGGAAGCGAGGCGTCAACAGGCGGAAAAGCGCCGTAAAGATATCGAGGAACAGCTATCCGGTTCCAAGTATGGTGTGGCATACACTGATGGAACGGAGCATGTGGTTCAGCTGAACCGACCCGTCGACAACAACCTCATGAGCCAGATCGAATTCCTGACGAGTATGCTTTACAGCCAGTTGGGATTGACCCAGAGCATCATGGATGGTACCGCCGACGACAAGACGATGCTGAACTATCTGACCCGAACCGTCGAGCCGATTCTTTCCGCCATCGTTGACGAGATGAAGAGGAAGTTCCTCACCAAGACCGCTCGGTCACAGAAGCAGTCGATCCTGTTCTTCAGAGATCCGTTTAAGCTGGTTCCCGTGGGCGAATTTGCTGAAATTGCCGACAAGATGACCCGTAATGAGGTCATGACCTCGAATGAGATCCGGCAGAAGATTGGCATGACGCCGTCGAAGGACCCGAATGCGGACAAGCTCCGGAACAGCAACCTGAGTGCTCCCAAAGAGGAATCGACCGAACAAAACAAACCAAAGGAGGACGAAGTTCAAAATGGATCTGAAGTATGACTTTAGTGGCTGGGCAACCCGAAACGATCTTGTCTGCGCCGACGGACGGACTATCCGGAAAGGCGCTTTCAAGCATTGCGATGGGATGTCGGTTCCCATTGTCTGGAACCATCAGCATGACGATGTTGACAACATCCTGGGCCACGCCATTCTCGAAGAGCGCAAGGATGGCATGTACGCCTATTGCTTCCTGAATGAGACGGAAAGCGGTAAGGCGGCCAAGCAGATCGTGCAGCACGGCGATGTTCATATGCTGTCTATTTACGCCAATGGCCTGAAGCAGGTCCCCAACGGCAACGGCAAAGATGTCGTTCACGGGGACATTCGCGAAGTCAGTCTCGTTGTCGGCGGTGCGAATCCCGGCGCGTTTATCGACTTCGTTGATCTGGCCCACGGCGATGGCGCTGAACAGGAGGTCATCATTGGAACCGGCGAGGCTCCCAGCCTTTACCATTCCAGTGAGAAGCCTCCCCTTATTACGCCCAAATCCGGTGAGAAGCCGAAAGAGGACCCGAAACCCACTGAGGAGCCCAAGGAAGACCCGAAGCCCGAGGATAAGCCCAAAGAGGGCGAGACCGTTCAGGACGTTGTGGACAGCATGACCGAGAAGCAGCGGACTGTTATGTACGCTCTTATCGCCGCCACCGCGGAAGAGCTGGGCAAGGGTTCCAACAGCGGCTCTGACAAATCTGACAAAACCAAAGGAGGAGACAACACCATGAAGCATAACGTTTTCGACCGGGAAGAGACCAAGGACACCGTTCTGTGCCATGCCGCCCAGGGTGAGATCCTGGCCCTGGCCAAGCAGAACAGCGTCGGCACTTTCCAGAATGCTCTCGGAATCTATCTGGAGCAGAATGAGGAGCTGGCCCACGGCATCGACAACATCGAGGCGCTGTTCCCCGAGTTCAAGGATGTGCGTCCTGGCGCTCCCGAACTGGTCACCCGCGACCAGGGCTGGGTCACCGTCGTCATGAACAAGGTTCACAAGCAGCCCTTCAGCCGTATCCGCACCCGCCAGATGGACGCCCGTAATGACAGCATCCGTTCTCATGGCTATAAGAAGGGCGACAAGAAGACCGCCTCCGGCAACATGAGCCTGGTGGCCCGGACTACCGATCCTCAGACGATCTATCGTACTGAGGCTCTTAACCGGGACGACATTCTCGACATCACCGACTTCGACGTGATCGAGTACCAGTACGGCGAGATGAAGCTGAACCTCAAGGAGGAGGTTGCTGTCTCCATCATGGTCGGCGACGGCCGCGATCCCGATGACCAGCACAAGATCTCCGAGGATCATGTCCGCTCCATCTGGAACGACAAGGAGGTCTACACCATTCACAAGGATGTGGATCTTGAGGCGGCCAAGAAGGAGCTTCAGGGTACCAGCACCGGCGCGAATTTCGGCGACAAGTACGTCTACTCTGAGGCGGTCATCGAGGCGGCGCTGTACGCCCGTGAGGGCTACAAGGGCACCGGCATCCCCGATTACTACTGCACTCCACACTCCCTGAACACCATGCTGCTGGCCCGCGACCGCAATGGCCGTAAGATCTACAACAGCAAGGCCGACATCGTCGCCGCTCTGAACGTGAAGGACATCTACACCGCGGAGCAGTTTGACGGCCTGGTTCGTACCGACGACACCGGCAAGAAGCATGAGCTGATCGGCATCTTCGTCAACCTGGAGGACTACACTGTGGGCTGCGTCAAGGGCGGCGAGATCACCCGGTTCGAGCAGTTCGACATCGACTTCAACCAGAACAAGCAGATGATCGAGACCCGGCTCTCCGGCGCTCTGACCCGGATCGCCAGTGCCATTGTCCTGGAGATGCCTGTTTCCGAAGAGGCCGCCTGAGTTCCTGGAGGTGAAAATTCAAAATGGGGAAATGGTATGGCATCGTCGGCTTTCTCAAAGAACCCGGCGATGACCAGGATACCTGCATACCGGAATACATAGAGCGTCCATACTACGGCGATTTGCTTCGCAATACCCGCAGACTCCAGGAGACCGGCAAGGTCAACGACGATATAAGCATTTCCAATGAGATCAGTATCGTAGCGGACCCGTTTGCTACACAGAATTTTCACCGTATGCGATATGCGGAGTTCATGGGAACCAAATGGAAAATCACCAACGTGGATGTACAGTACCCACGGCTTATTCTTACGATGGGGGACCTTTATCATGCCTAATCGAAGAGAGCAGCTTAGGGATACGCTACGCGGCATACTCGGCACAAAAAACACATACTTTCAGCCCCCGGAAAATGTAAAAATGCAATACCCCGCTATCGTGTATGAGTTGAGTGACATCAAGAGCTTGTACGCTAATGGCGGGGTTTATTTGTTTGGGCGGAAGTATGCCCTGACGCTAATTGACAAGGACCCGGACAGTCCGTTTGTAGATCGGCTAATTTTGCTGCCGACATGCCGTTTTGTCCGCCATTATAAAGCGGACAACCTGAACCACTGGGTATTTACCCTACATTATTAAATAAGGAGAATGTCTATGAAAGCAATGGTGTCCCAGCCTATGAGCGGGAAGACCGACGACGAGATCATTGCAACCAGAGACCGGGCCATCGCCGCTCTGACCGAGAAGGGGTATGAGATTGTCAACACCCTTTTTACAGACGAGTGGTACAGCAGGGAAAGCATGGAAGCCCGCGGGGTTGTCCAGATCCCGCTTTGCTTCCTGGCAAAGTCCCTTGAGAACATGGCCAACTGCCACGCCGCCTACTTCTGCAAGGGGTGGGAGCAGGCGAGAGGCTGTCGTATTGAGCACGCTGCTGCGGAGGCCTATGGGCTGGACATTATTTACGAGTAAAGGAGGATCACACTATGAGATGCAGATGGGATGAAATCGGCAAGCGATATTACGAGGCCGGCGCGGACAGGGGCGTCGTCTACCCGGTTCAGTCTGACGGCCTGTATACCAAGGGAGCTCCCTGGAATGGCCTGATCGGTGTGACGGAGAGCCCCAGCGGTGCGGAGGCGAAGCCTCTGTGGGCCAATAACCACAAGTACCTGACGCTCATCAGCGCCGAGGAGTACGGCGGCACCATCAAGGCCTACACCTACCCCGACGAGTTCGCCGAGTGCGACGGTACTGCTCAGCCGGTAAAGGGCGTGAAGCTGGGCCAGCAGAAGCGGAAGCCGTTCGGATTCTGCTATCGGACTCTTCTGGGCAACGACACGGAGAACGAAAAGCATGGTTACGTTCTTCACCTTGTCTACGGCGCGCAGGCGTCTCCGACAGATAAGGAGCACAATACGCTGGATGACGATCCGGACGCTATCGAGATGTCCTGGGAGTTCAGCACCACACCGGTGAATGTGACTGGGTTTGACCCCGTTGCCTCTATGGAGATCGACTCCACAACTGTGGATGCCGAGAAGCTGGCTGCACTGGAGGACATTCTGTACGGGAAGGACCCCACCACGGAGGACGGTACCGACGGCCTCGATGCGCGTCTGCCGTTTCCTGACGAGGTTATCGACCTGCTCAAGGCGGCCTGACCGCCATCCGAGGGCCGTATTCAGGTAAGCTGGCGGCCCTCTTTTTGTATTTGAAAGGAGAAAAAGTCATGCTGAAAGAAACGAGAACCTATAAGGACTTTGATGGTAAGGAGCGGACGGAGGACTTTTACTTCAACCTCTCCAAAGCCGAGCTTATGGAGCTGGAGGCCAGCGTTGACGGCGGTTGGCTGAAATCCATGAAGCGCATTATCTCAGCGCAGAACAACCCCGCTATCATGCGGGAATTCAAAAATATGATTCTCAGCAGCTACGGCGAGAAGAGCCCGGACGGGAAGCGGTTTATCAAGAGTCCGGAGCTTTCCAAGGCTTTCTCGGAGACGGAGGCCTATTCGGATATGTTTGTGGAGTTTTTCCAGCATCCGGATCGTGCCGCTAAGTTCTTTACCGGCATTCTTCCTGCGGAGCTTCAGGCTAAGTTCGCAGACGCTATCGCTGCTGATGGAGCGGCGCTTCCGGCGCAGAGCTGACTGGAAGTCATAGGGGGCGAGGGATTTGCTAAAGCTCATTGTCCTGGGTCAGGAACATTGGGATGAAAAAAAGCAGGAATTTGTCTACAACAAGGAGGTGTCGCTGCAACTGGAGCACTCCCTGGTCTCCCTTTCAAAATGGGAGGCCAAATGGAAGAAGCCTTATCTCAGCAGAGAGTCGCTGTCCTATGAGGAAACCGTAGACTATATTCGCTGCATGACACTTACCCAGAATGTAGACCAGGATGTTTACCTCCGCCTTACCTCCGCCAACATCGCGGAGGTAAACCGCTATATAAGGGACCCCATGAGCGCTGCTCAAACACGTAAATCCAAATCGCCTGATGGGCACAGGTCCGTTATGACATCGGAGACGATCTATGCTGATATGGTCGCGCTGGGCATTCCGTTTGAGTGTCAAAAATGGCATCTTAATCGCCTTATTGCGCTTATCAGGGAGTGTGATCGACGGAACAGGCCGCCCAAAAAGCTGAGTAAAGAAGAAATCATGAAGCGAAATATCGCTTTGAATATGGATCGCCGTAAACGGCTGAACACCAGCGGATAAGGGAAGGTGAGTTATGGACAATTCGATTATCAAGAGGCTGGGGAACCTGCTCAGTGTTAAGAGTCTGGTTACTCTGACGCTTACCGTGGTATTCGCGGTCATGGCCCTGCGGGGGACTATCTCCCAGGACTTCATGACCGTTTATGCCGTGGTCATTGCGTTCTATTTTGGTACCCAGTCACAGAAGGTGCAGAACGCATTGGAGGGCAGCGGCAATGGCTAGAGACGTACTGACCATCGCACGGGGAGAGCTGGGCACCACCGAGAGCCCCGCAGGAAGCAACCGGACGAAATATGGGGCATGGATGAAGTTGGACGGCCAGCCGTGGTGCATGTCCTTTGTCCAGTGGTGCTATGCGCAGGCCGGGCATCCGCTGCCATTCCGGACTGGCTCCTGCTCTGCCCTGCTGAACTGGTACAAAGCGAATCATCCGGAGTGCGTTGTCACCACCCCCCAGCCCGGTGACGTTATCATCTACAATTTCGGACACGCCGGAATCGTGGAGAGCGTGTCCGGTGGTAAGATTACCGCTATTGAGGGGAATACATCCCCTGGTGACAGCGGCAGTCAGGATAACGGAGGCGGCGTGTTCCGGAGGACCAGAAGCATGAGCCTCGTCAGGGCGTACATCAGACCGATCAAGAAGGAGGACGACATGGATCAGGAAAAGTTTAACCAGATGTTCAAGACCGCCATGGAGGCGTACCGGAAGGATCTGAGGGACAACGACAGCGGCCAGTGGAGCAGGGAGGCCAGGGAGTACGCGATTTCTTCCGGTCTGTTCGCCGGCAGCGGCACCACACCGGACGGCCAGCCCAACTACATGTGGGAGGATCTGCTGAACAGGGAGCAGGTAGCCCAGCTATTCTACCGCTTCGCCCAGCGCAATGGGCTGGTATGATGGAATTCTCCAAACGGCTGATCGCTGACATACGCGCACTGCTGTGGGTAGTGACGGTTGGCGGGCTACTGCTGGCCGCCTACTGCATCCGTGCAGATTATTTGGGAGCTCTTCCGTGGCTGTCCGCTATGGTTGGGCTCCCCTGGACTGCTCATGGGACTGTCTGTGCATTTTATCTTAACATGGCCAAGTCGGACCATAAGGAGGGCGGCATCACTTTTGAGACGGCAAAAGCTGCCGGATTTCAGGAGAGTGTAAATAGTCCCAGCATCTAAGGGAGGTGACTGAATGGTCACTTTCAGGCATAAGGGCGACTTCTCCAAGCTGACCAGCTTTCTGGTGGACGTGAAGGAGACGGTCCGTCATGTGGATTTAGATAAATATGGGCGCGAAGGGGTAGCGGCCCTTGCATCCGCGACGCCAAAGGACACGGGTCTGACCGCGTCGTCATGGTCCTATAAGATTGAACAGAAGAACGGTTCTGTGACAATCGCGTTTTACAATTCCAATATTCAAAATGGGGTTCCTATCGCCATTATCCTGCAATACGGACATGGAACCCGCGGCGGAGGCTGGGTCCAGGGAAGAGACTACATCAACCCTGCGATCCAGCCTATTTTTGACAAAATTGCGGAAAACGCGTGGAGGGAGGTTACTAAGCTGTGAGCACCAAGACAGTGGAGGAGCGGGTCCTAGCGATGCGCTTCGATAATGCTCAATTTGAGCGTGGCATTTCTAAGACCATGTCCTCTGTTAAAAATTTCAAGCGTGAGCTTGACATGGACGGAGCGGCCAGAGGCTTTGGCGCACTGGATCGGGCAGTGGATGCGGTCCGGGTTCGTTTTTCCGCACTGGAAGTCATGGGTGTCACAGCCCTTGCCAATATCACCAATTCTGCTGTCAATGCGGGAAAACGGGTTGTCAAGGCGCTGACGCTTGATCCGGTTAAGAGCGGTTTCGACGAGTATGAGACACAGATCAATGCTGTGCAGACCATTCTCGCCAATACATCCGGCAAGGGAACAACTCTGGAACAAGTCAATGCGGCACTGGACGAATTGAACCGTTATGCCGACATGACGATTTACAATTTTACGGAGATGACCCGTAATATTGGAACGTTCACGGCGGCCGGCGTGGATCTGGAGACTTCCGTCGGGGCGATCAAGGGTATCGCCAACCTGGCGGCAGTCTCGGGCTCCACATCGCAGCAGGCGTCCACCGCTATGTACCAGTTGTCTCAGGCTCTGGCGGCTGGCACAGTAAAATTACAGGACTGGAACTCAGTGGTCAACGCCGGTATGGGCGGCCAGGTGTTTCAGGATGCGCTGAAGGACACTGCCCGAGTTCACGGTATTGCTATTGACCAGATGATTGCCGACCAGGGGAGTTTCCGAGAGACCCTGCAAAAGGGATGGCTGTCCTCCGATATCCTGACGGAGACCCTGAAAAAGTTTACCGGGGATCTGACAAAGGCTCAGCTCCTTGAGATGGGTTATACTGAGGCACAGACTGCGGCTATTCTGGAGATGGGAAAAACAGCCAGCGACGCAGCCACTAAGGTCAAGACCTTTACTCAGCTGATCGACACAACCAAGGAGGCCGTACAATCCGGCTGGACCGAGAGCTGGGAAACGATCATCGGCGACTTCGAGGAGGCGAAGGGTCTGTGGACCAGGATCAGCGACGTCCTCAGCGAAATGATTAACGCTTCCTCCAGCGCCCGCAATGAACTGTTGTCCGGCGGATTGGACTCCGGCTGGTCACAGTTTTTGAACGAGGGCATCACCGATGCGGTTGCCTTTAAGGAGAGTATCATGGAGGCGGCCCTGGCCCACGGCGTCGCCGTTGGTGATCTGGCGTCGAACACCGATAGCTTTGAGGACAGTTTGAAACAGGGCTGGCTCACAGCAGACATTCTGTCGGAGTCCCTGGAAAGTCTCACACAGAAGACACGGGGCCTCAGCAGCGAAGAGCTGAAAAGCCTTGGTCTGAACACCGAGCAGGCAGAAGCGCTTGATAGATTAAATCAATCTGTCAAGGATGGAACCGTTAATATTGAGGACTACGCCAAGCAGATTGGGCGGCTCTCTGGCAGAGAAAATCTGATCGCCGCTTTCTGGAATACATGGGACGCCCTCTTCGCGGTCCCGAAAGAGGCTGGAGATCTTGCCGGCTTCTTTTCCACCGTTCAGACAGCTTATCGCGAAATTTTTCCGGCTACTACATCTGAGCAGCTCTATCAGTTTACCGAGAACCTGAAAAATCTAACCGAAAAATTCAAAATGAGCGAAGAGACCGCCAAAAATGTGAGAAACACGTTCAAAGGGTTCTTCGCGCTATTGGATATAGGAAAGCAGGGGCTCTCGGCGATGGTGCGCGTAGTCTCACCGCTGTTTGGCGGACTTGGAAAGCTCAGCGGCGGCATCTTGGGCGTTACAGGCAGCTTTGGGGAGTGGCTGGTTGATCTGGACCAGGCTGTGCAAAAAGGAAGTACATTCAACTCTGCTGTCGAGCGTACTTCCGAATATGTTTCAGCTGCGACAGAGGCCGTGGAAGATTTTATAAGCGGAATCCGCGAAAAGTTCTCTGCCCCCGGCTTTGAGCTGTTTCACACAATTCTTGAGCGAGTTCATGCGAGATTGTCCCAGATCGGGGCGGAAGCAGGCGATATGGAGTCCGGTTTTACATCTGCTTGTAATGTTATGGGTTCTGCTCTGGAAAACAGTAATTTCTTCAAGCTGCTGAACTCTCTTTGGGAGTTCACGAAAACGATTGGCGGCGGCGCAGCAAAAGCGTTGGGGGATCTGACAAGCGGGCTGAGCGAAAAACTCAGCAATGCGAATTTCAGCGGCGTTCTCGATTTGCTAAACGGATTGTCTCTTGGCGGAATTGCATTTTCGGTAAGTAAATTCCTTACAAATGTGTCCGAGCCAATAGAGGGGTTTACCAATATTCTTGACGGCGTTCGGGGATCTTTGGAAGCTTTTCAGACGCAGTTGAAGGCCGGAACCTTGTTAAAAATCGCATCTGCAATGGGACTTCTCACCGTATCCATTGTCGCGCTCTCCCTGGTTGACTCCGATAAACTCAGCATTTCTATAGGCGCTATGGCGGTTATGTTTGCGGAGCTGATCGGCGCTATGGCGGTTATGAATAAGATCGGCGGGGCTATCAAAGGAACCACACGAGCCTATGCCTCCATGATCGCTATGTCTGCCGCTATTTCCATCCTGGCTGGAGCAGCGAAAAAACTGTCCGGCATGGATTTGGGAGGGCTTGCTGTCGGCCTTGCCGGTGTTGGCGGACTGTTGGCGGAAGTGGATGTTTTTCTGAATACGGCAAAGTTCAGTGGAAAAACAGTCGGCGCCGCAACTGGCGTTCTTATCCTTTCCGGGGCTATTAAAGTCCTTGCTTCCGCGTGCGGGGATTTTGGCAGTATGGACCTGGGACAGATTGGAAAAGGTCTTGCTGGGATAGGTGGGCTGCTGGCGGAAGTGTCATTGTTCACGAATTTAGCCGGAAATGCGAAACATTCCGTTGCTTCTGGCTTAGCTATGATCGAAATCGCCGCAGCGATGAAGATATTTGCTTTAGCTGTCAGTTCTTTTGGCGGCATGGATTTGGGACGGCTCGGCATCGGGCTTTCTGCGATAGGGGCAGCTCTTGCTGAGGTTGCCATAGCTGCAAATTTGATGCCGAAAAATATAGCCGGTGTTGGTGTCGGACTTATTGCCGTCGGCGGCGCATTGGAAATTATGGCCCATGTGCTGGGTATGTTGGGAGGGCTCTCCTGGGGGCAGGTTGCTGTTGGACTGACTGCTATGGGAGTAGCCCTGGCGGAATTGGCTATCAGCCTAAACCTCATGAAAGGTACATTGGGCGGTTCGGCCGCAATGGTGGTGGCTGCTGGAGCGGTAGCCATTCTCACTCCTGCGCTAAGCATGTTAGGCGCTATGAGTTGGCAGTCGCTTGCGAAAGGGCTTATTTCTATTGCAGGGGCCTTTGGAGTCATCGGTATAGCAGGGGCAGTTCTGACGCCGCTGATTCCCTCCATTCTGGCCCTCGCAGGCTCGTTTGCTCTTATTGGCGCCGGCGTTCTCGGTGTTGGAGCGGGTCTTCTGTCCGCAGGTGCTGGTCTTTCCGCATTGGCTGTTGGCCTTACGGCCTTTGCTGCTGCCGGTACAGCTGGAGCGACAGCAATCGTAGCGGCGTTGTCCGTCATCGTTGTTGGCGTTGCCGGTATGATCCCGGCTGTCATCAGTCAAATAGGCGAGGGGATCGTGGTATTCTGCGAGGTCATATCCTCGGCCGCGCCAGCTATCGCAGAGGCATTTTTAACACTCATAACAGTGGGATTGAGCGCTCTCGCTACATATACGCCGCAGATCTCTGATTCGCTGCTCAAAATATTGATTGGTGTTTTGAACAGCTTGGCCGATAATATGCCGGATTTAATTCAAGCCGGCGTAAACCTATTTTCGTCGCTCTTCCGCGGCGTTGCCGACGCGCTGGGCGGAATGGATGTGAATACGCTCATTCTTGGGGCCGCAGGCATTGGTCTGCTCTCCGGCATGATGGTGGCGCTCGGTGCGGTGGCCGGACTTGTTCCAGGTGCTATGGCCGGTGCTGCCGGATTGGGGGTGGTCGTGGCCGAGCTTGCTCTGATATTCGCCGCTATTGGCGCTTTTGCCCAAATTCCGGGCCTTAACTGGCTCATTGGCGAAGGCGGCAAATTGCTGGAGAATATCGGCGTGGCCATCGGTTCCTTCTTTGGAGGGATCGCCGGCGGCTTTATGGGCGGGGTTTCCAGCCAGTTTCCGAAAATCGGATCGGACCTGTCTGGATTTATGACCAATGCCCGTCCATTCATCGAAGGCGCGTCAAAAATTGACGCCTCCATGATGGATGGGGTGAAGGCATTGGCGGAGGCTATCCTGATCCTGACCGGGGCGGACGTATTAAGCGGTATTGCCTCCTGGCTGACAGGCGGTTCTTCACTCGGAGACTTTGCCGGACAGCTCGTCCCGTTTGGTAAGGCGATGGCTGAATACTCCCAAGCAGTTTCCGGAAAGGTTAATCCGGAGGTTGTCGCGGCCTCTGCAAATGCCGCGCGGACGCTTAGTGAACTGGCGCGTTCCCTGCCGAATAACGGCGGCTTGGTAAGCTGGATTACTGGAGATAACAACATCGCGTCCTTCGGTAAAAATCTATCGGACTTTGGAAATCAGCTGAGCGCTTACTATGAGAATATTTCCGGCATAGACTCTCAAAAGTTGAGCGGAGTCACAGAAACACTCCGGGCGATCGTCGGCATTGCAGAAGACACGCAGACTCTGGACACATGGGGGCTGCGCAATTTTGGCGCGTCTTTAGCCGCTCTGGGGGATATGGGCGTTGACAGCTTCATATCTGCTTTCGACGGGGCTGAGCTCCCTGTGAAGGAAGCTGGTAAAATGCTGGCCTCCAATCTGGAAACAGGTATTCGCCTTGTTATTCCTAATTTCCAGAAGGCCGGCCAAGACGCAGCTCAGGGTCTCATCAACGGTATTCGCGGGAAAATGAGCGCCGTGTCCAATGCCGGCATGGATATGGGCCGAACCGTAGTCAGCGCGACACGAAAGGCTTTGGACAGCCACTCCCCCTCTGAGGAGGAGTACAAAGCGGGCCAAGATGCTGGCGAAGGTCTGCGTCTTGGTATTCAGGATAGCGGGAAGGGAGTTGCGGACACTGCTTCCACCGTTGCAGCGGGTGCGGTTGACGCTACTAAGTCGGCCCTCAGCAGTCTTGTACCAGATGAATGGCTTGGAAAAACATCCAAGGCGGTGGAAGACGCTGGCAAAACCGAAACCAAGGTTGTGCAGGAGACGGCATCTGCTGCACAGAGATTATCCAAAGCAAAAGCTCAGGCAGCCAAGAGCGCCTATGAAGCGTTCCAGGAGTACATAGAGGAAGAACAATTCTATGACCGGATCACCACAGCGGAAAAGCTGGAGCAGTACAGGAATGTTCTGGCAGCCTACAAGCTCACCGCTGAAGAGCGCAAAAAGGTGTCTCGGGAGATCTACACACTGGAAAAACAGCTGATGGACGAGTCCTATCAGCACTCCATGGACTGGATCGAGCAGGAGAAATATTACCAGCGGCTCTCCTTGGAGGAGGAGCTGGCGGCCTATGAGCGTGTCCAGGCCCGGCATAAACAGGGCACTGAGGAGTGGAAAAAGCTGGAGCGGGAGAAGTACCGCGTTCAAAATGAGCTGGCTGAGGCTGCCTACCAACACTCCATGGACTGGATTGAGCAGGAGGAGGCCTATGACCGCCTGGGCACGGCGGCAAAACTGGCCGCCTATACCCGCGTGCAGCAGCGGTATGCCAAGGGCACCGATAAGCGGAAACAGCTGGATCGGGAGGTCTATAATCTCCAAAAGCAGCTCTGGCAGGCCCAGAAGGACTACTATGCAGACGTGGAGAAGGTTCAGTCCGACTACCACGAGAAGCGGCTCTCCCTGGAACAGGAGTACGCCGATAAGGTCAAGTCTGTCAACGAACAGCTGGAGAAGGATATTCAGGATCTGAACGACGCCTATGCCAGCGCCCTGGACAGCCGCGCCGACAGCCTGTACAAGGCATACGGACTCTTCGATGCGGTTTCGGAAAAAGAGGAGGTCAGCGGCGAGGAGCTGATGGGCAACCTGATGGACCAGGTCCATGAGTTTGAGAGCTGGCGGGACACGCTGGACGCTCTGTCCGCCCGTGGCCTGGATCCTGGCCTGGTGGAGGAGTTGCAAGAGATGGGCCCCTCCGCCATTGCCCAGCTGAAGGCCCTCAATTCCATGAGTGACTCCGAGCTGGAGAAGTACGCCTCCCTCTGGGGCATCAAGCACGCCCTGGCCCGCCGGCAGGCGACGGAGGAGCTGGAGGGGCTTCGCATTGAGACCAACAGCAAAATCGCTGGCCTCCGTCAGGAAGCCGCCGCCGAGCTGGATGAGTACCGGGCAGTGTGGCAGCAGCAGATGTCCGAGCTGGAGTCCACCACCGCACAGCAGCTGGAGGACCTGAAAACTACCTTTGAGAGGACCGTTGGTATTCTTCCGGAGTATACGGAGGCCGAGTTCTCTGAGATGGTGGAGACGGCAAACAGCATTCTCGGCCAGGCCGGATGGACAGAGCTGGGGGAGCAGATCGTGGCAGGTCTCTCTAACGGCATTGAGGCGCAGAAGGCAGGATTTGTGCAGGGCCTTACTGACCTTGCCAACGCCGGGGTAGCTGCTGTCAAGACCACCTTAGACATCCACTCTCCGTCCGGCGTATTTGAGGAGCTGGGTAATTTCACAGGCATGGGCTTTGTGAACGCGCTGTCCAATTATGCGAGCAAGTCCTATGACGCTGGGCGGAATGTGGCGGAGAGCGCCAAAGACGGTTTGGCCTTCGCCGCCAACGCTGTGTCCGGTATTCTGGAGCGGGACCCTGAGCCGGTGATCCGTCCGGTACTGGATCTAAGCGATCTGGAGGCCGGGTCCCGGAAGCTGGACACACTCTTCTCCAGGAATTACGCCCTGCAAATTCAAAATGCGGGTTATTCCCGTAACCAGATGAGTGAGCTCGGCAGTCTGACCGACACCCTGCGGGATGGCCTGTCCTCCGGGGACGACAGGATTGTAAACGCCATCCAGGATCTGCGCAGCGATATGGCCGCGCTGTCTGACAGAGTAGGACAGATGCAGATGGTGCTGGATACGGGGGCCCTGGTAGGTGAAATCGCCCCGGCTGTCGATCAGGAGCTGGGGAATCTGGTCAACTGGAGAGGGAGGAATATGTAGTATGTACCATTCGATTACCTTCGGGGAGAAAAACACCTGGGATGACTGGCGTTTGGTTTCCCCCGTCCTCCCATCCTTCGCGCCGCCCACACAGAAAACCACCTACCTGGATATTCCTGGGGCAAGCGGCGCTATTGACCTGAGCGAGATGCTGACTGGTTATCCGATTTTCAACAACCGGGAGGGCTCTTTTGAGTTCCTGCGGCTCAACGGCTATGAGGCCTGGCAGGATATTTACTCCGAAATTTCCGACTATCTCCATGGCCGCGCTATGCGCTGCTATCTGGAGGATGACCGGAACTGGTTCTATGAGGGGCGCTTCTGTATCAAGGACTGGAAAAACACCACTCCCTGGACCACCGTGACCATCGGCTACAATGTAGGTCCCTACAAGTGGTCTGTGCGGAAGACCTGCGACGACTGGCTGTGGGACCCCTTCAACTTCCAGAATGGGGTGATTACCGCCGCTTTCTTCAAAAATATCCGCATCACCAGCGGCGCAGCCTGGACCCAGAAGACCTTTCCACCAGAGCTGGTAGGTTCTGCGCCGGTATGCCCCTCCTTTGCCATTCAGGGGACCGGGAGCGCCGGTATGGACATCCGGTTTGTGAACCCAACCGTCCATATCGACGCCACCCGGCATCTCCGGGACGGAATTCATCAAATCCCGGATTTCCTCTTTGTCGGGGGGAGGGAGATCCTGTATTTCAAGGGAAACGGGACAGTCTCCATTGACTTTCACCAGGGGAGGTTGTAATGTACAGCATTTATTCGGATGGAAGCTGCATCCATGAGGACATCTACTCCATGCCGGAGTACAAGGTGGTGGGAGCCAAGCTGACCCTGGAGGAGAACGCCGCCGGGTCTCTCACCCTGACCATCCCGCCCCAGAATGTGGGCTACACAACTGTGAAGCGGCTCTCCTCCGCCATCAGCGTGCGCCGGGAGGGGGAGGAGATCTGGTCTGGCCGGGTGGTGGACGAGAAGGAGGACTTCTGGAAACGGCGGATCCTCACCTGCGAAGGGGAGCTGGGCTATCTCAACGACAGCGTACAGCCCCCTGCGGAGTACACGGGTCTGACTGTGACCGGCTTTCTCAATCAGCTTCTGAACGTCCACAATTCAAAATGCAAAGAACAATTCCGCCTGGGGGCTGTCACCATGACGGATGACGGCCATACATACACCTGGCGAACCAACTACGAGACCACCATGCAGTGCGTCAGCGAGAAGCTGGTAGGGGTATTCGGCGGCCGGGTCCGTGTCAGAAAGGTGGATGGCGTCCGCTATTTGGACTACCTGGCCGAATACCCCAACACCAACAGCCAGATTGTGGAGTTCGGGAAAAACCTCCTGGATTTCACAAAGACCTGGGATCTGACGGAGCTGGCGACGGTGGTTATTCCCAGGGGAAAGAAGCTGGACAAATCCCCCATCAAGGATATGGACGCCTATACCACCGTGGAGAGCGTCAACGGCGGTTCCATCTATGTGGCCGCTGATACGATCGCCCAGTTCGGACGGATCGAGCAGGTGATGGACTGGCCGGATGTTTCGGACCCTGCCCAGCTGCTGGAGAAAGCCCGGGAATACCTGCGGGAGAGCCAGTTTGAGAACCTGGTGCTGGAGGTCTCCATGGTGGACCTGCACCTGATGAGCGGCAGCACGGAGCCAGTGGCTATTCTGGACCAGCTCCAGTGCCGTTCCTATCTTCACGGCATGGACAAGGTGTTTCCCGTAACCAAGATCGTTCTACCTTTGGACCATCCGGAGCAGGCGAAATACACCCTGGGCAAGAGTGAGCGCATGAGCCTGACGGAGAGCACCAACAAGGCCAGCTCCGCTATTCTGGAGAGGATCGAGGCTCTACCAACCAAGGAGAGTATTCTGGACGAGGCCCGGAAAAATGCCGACGCGATCATGAATATGGCCACCAACGGCTACATCACCATCACAAAGGGGGAGCACGGCACCAATGAGCTCTATATCTCCGATACCAGAAATTACAAGGACGCCACCCGTTACTGGCGATGGAACCTCAACGGCTTGGCCTACTACGACAAAAACAATCCCCGGTATAACAACGCCAACAGTCTGGTGGCCGCTATCACCATGGACGGGGCTATTGTCGCCAACTTCATTACCGTCGGCACCATGAGCGCGGACAGGGTCCGTACTGGAATACTGGAGTCCGTCAATAAAAATACCATCTTCAATCTGGATACCGGCGAGCTGACCATGAAGGCAGGTTCTATCAATATCGGCAATAATTTTATTGTTGATAAGGAGGGAAACCTGACCGCCCGGCGGGGTACCTTCGCCGGTGAGCTGGTGGCAGTAAAAGGCACCTTCGCCGGTGTTGTCCAGGCGGAGGACTTCCTGGACAAGTACGGCCACAGCATGATGGACGGAATGAAGTTCTCCTCCGAATACCTGGATCTGTATGGTCTGACAGTGCGCCGGCGGGACAACAATCAGGTTTCATTCCAGATCACCGAGAATGGGGCGGTCTCCATCAACGGCAACGTCACCATGGGGGCTGGGAGCTCCATCAACTGGGCTCAGGTGGGAAACTACAATCTGGACTACAATCCCGCCTACAATCTGGCCGCCACCGCCAACGGCGCAGCCGCGCGTGCCGAGTCCGCTGCTGGTGCCGCAAAGGATCTGGCAGCCAGGATCGCCAATGGCGAGTATATCGGGGGGACGTTCATCAACGGCAATACCGTGGCGTCGCCAACACTGGCCGGCAACATCGTCGTGGGCGGCACCTTTATCGGCCAGACATTTCAGGTACTGGCGGACAGGTCAGGGTCCTTTGTACTGAGTACGGACTCCTATGGTCCTGTTTTGACCATCAATTACCGTGATATGGGCGGCTTTGGTCCGGAGGCGATTATTCGTGGAAATGGCGGCACGCTGACCTTCTCCAACTGGGCCCATATTGTCGGGCTGGACTCAACCGCTACATTTGCGTAGGAGGAAATATGGCAAGTTTTACCTACTCATGCACAGCACTCTCCGTATCCATTACGGTTCGGGGAATTTCCAGCGGCGATATGGTGCGTTTTTACGTGCGCAGAAACCCCGGCTCAGCGGTTGTTGTGGATGAGCAGTACCGATCCTCCGGCTCGTCTTTGACCAAAACTTTCGCCGGGCTCAGCGCATCCACCGGATATGCAGTCAACGCCGGCGTTGTCTCCGGCGGCAGTACGGCCTGGATCGGCGCACAGACATTTACTACCCCCAGTCAGAGCGGCGGAGGCGATACCAAGCCGAGGCCCAACAACTGGTATTGGCAGAGCGTTGTCAGCAGTGGTGCAACAATCTCTCTTTCCGCCAGCGAGTGGAACGCCTTTTGCGACAGGATCAACGCGTTTCGGGAGTATGCGGGTCTCTCTGCGTACTATTTTACCAGTGTCTATCGCGGACTGCCGATTTCTGCCGCTATTGTCAATCAGGCCCGGGACGCCATAGCCGCCGTCAACTCCGCCAGAGGAGTGCCTGCCAGAGTGTACAGCGGCGACACCATCAGCGCGGCTTTCTTCCAAAACCTGCAAAGTGCGCTGAATTCTATCAGCTAGAAGGGAGCAGTATGAAAAAGACATTCAACAATCTGGAGATGGTGGCGATGGTCCAGGAGCTTCGGCCGCTGCTGTCCCACAGGGATATTGTCGGCTACGCGGCCGCCAGAAATACCCGCGTTCTCTCCCGGTCTCTTACGGAGTATACGGCTTTCAGGGACCGTCTCGTGGAGAAATACGGAGAACCGGAGACGGATGGTGACGCCGGCAGGGAGACTGGCCGGATCGTTCTCAAAATGGATTCTCCGAAGTTTCAGGAATTTCTCAACGAGCTGGAGCCGTTCAATGTCATGGAGCATGAGGTAGAGCTGATGACGCTGAAATACGGCGATGTGATTGGCGCCCTGTCCGGCGAGGAAATTCTGAGCATCGACTGGATGCTGGAGGACTAGGAGGGGCGATATGGCAAACGTATCCACCTATCTGGCGAAAATCCTTGCCGCTGTCTACGGTGAGGAGGTCCGTCAGTCCATTCATGACGCGATTGCCGCGATGAATGTCGAGTCCTCCCAGGCTATTCAGGACTCATCCAATGCGAAGAATTCCGCTATGGCCTATGCCGCACAGGCCGGTCAGTCAGCTTCTGCGGCTGCTGGAAGCGCTTCTGCCGCCCACGCCTCGGAGACAAAAGCGAAGCAGTCCGAGACGGCTGCCAAGGCGTCGGAAACTGCGGCTGCCGTCAGCGCGGGCAGTGCGGCACAGAAGGCCGGCGAAGCTGCCGGGTCTGCATCCGCTGCAAAGCAGTCCGAGACAGAGGCCGCTCGGTTTGCAGCAAACGCAGTGCAAATGGCAGGTGATGCGCAGGATTCGGCGATACTCGCTCTCGCAGCAGAGCAGTCTGCGCTGGCTGCGGCACGCACGGCTGGGGACAGGGCTTCTGAGGCGGCTGTCTCAGCGGCGGCAGCCCGGGAGCACCAGGTCAGCGCATCGGCTTCTGCGGAAGCTGCCGCGCAGAAGGCAGCTGATGCGGACAGCTCTGCTAAGCTGGCTCTGCGGTCGGAAGAGAATGCGCTCAAGAGCCAGACAGAGGCAAAAGCGTCTGAAATCAGCGCGGCCGCTTTCGCGGAGCAGGCCAGGCAGTCTGAAACCTCTGCCGGAGATTACGCGCAGACGGTGCTGGAGAAGCTGACGGCGCTGACGGACTATGCTAAGCTTCTGGAGTCTATACGGACGCTTCTGTCTGATTACACCTATGAGCAGATCCTGCGGGACGCTGGCAACGATCCTGTGCTGGACAGCAACGGGGAGACCATTGGCGTGAAGGCCATTGGATTTGAGGCGTTCATCCAGGTGGTGTTCGAGCTGGTGGAGCGGGTAGAAGCTCTGGAGGCCATCGTGGGCAATACATAACAAGGAGAATGCGATATGAAAATCATAGATTATGAGAAGGTCAAGCGGGTTGGCGCCAACGATGTGCTGCTGCTTGATGGTGAAAACGGAACCAAGACCATCCTGGCGTCCGACTTGGCCGTGGCTTTGATTGACCTGCTGCGTTCGGAGGATTTTATCTCCGGTCTGACCATGACGGATCTGACTGCGGCCGAGGGCCTTTCGGCAGAGAACATGCTCCTGGTGGGCACGGAAGACGGGAATAAGGCTATCCCGGCGGATGCTCTGGCTAAGGGGCTGATTACGCTTCTGAGCTCGGAGGAGTTTATTTCCGGCCTTGCGATGGCTGATCTTTCCGCCATCAACACAATTCCCGCTACAGACCGGCTGCTGGTAGGTACCAACGCCGGCAATAAGGTTATCACTGCGGCCAATCTGGCCAAGAGTCTGGTTGCGGCCTTGAGCTCGGATGACTTTATCTCCGGTCTGACCATGAGCGAGCTCACGGAGATCACAACCCTGTCGGCTGACAACAACATTCTGGTAGGAACCGCAGACGGTAACCGAGCAATGACTGCTTCCAATCTGGCCAAGGCTGTGGTCAGCCTGCTCAGTGCGGGGGACTTTATCGCGGGGGTAAAAATGGCCGATATTCCCCAGGTCAGCGTCATTTCCGCTGCGGACAGACTGCTTGTCGGCACGGCTGCCGGCAACAAAGCCATCAATGCCAGCGATGCATTCTTCTCTATGCTGGACACGTTCATTGCGCCTGAGCAGCGTCGAATGACCTTCCGAGGGAAAAACCTTGGCGGCGCGGTCACGACAGCACAGAAGGCGGCCATCCGGGACGGCTCCTTTAAGGGACTCTTCCTCGGGGACTACTGGGTTATCAACAACGTTACCTGGCGGATTGCCGATTTCGATTACTGGGTCAACTGCGGCGATACTGCCGCGCCGCCCCACCATCTGGTCATTGTGCCGGACACGGCCCTTTACAACCATGTGATGAACGACACCCATACCACCGAGGGCGGCTATACCGGCTCCAAGATGCGCATTGAGGGGCTGAACGCGGCGAAGACCACCATTGCCGCCGCCTTTGGTGATATGGTGCTGACGCACAGGGAAAACCTGGTAAACTCTGTGGCGGATGGGAGACCGTCCGGATGCCCGTGGACGGACTCCAGCGTGGAGATCATGAGCGAGATCATGGTGTATGGCTGTCACCACTTCGCTCCCACTTCGGACGGAACGATTGTCCCCGGCAACTGGACCATCAGCAACTCCCAGTTGGCGCTGATGGCGGTGTGTCCCCGCTTCATCAAGACGAGGCAGGATTACTGGCTTCGTGATGTTGTGTCGGCGGCTTTCTTCGCCGTTGTCTCCTGGGGTGGTAACTCGAACTACGTTGGCGCGGCGGGCTCTTTTGGGGTTCGTCCGGCATTCCCTGTTGGTTAGTAAATCTCGGGGCCTTGTGCCCCGCGGCGATTTTGAGAAGGAGCATTCAAAATGGATGAAAAAACCTACGCCATTACCCTGGCCGACGGCACTGCGCTTACCGGCCTGCGGCTGAACGGCAACAACTATATTTCCGATGCGGAGATCACTCCCGCTATGTTCGCCGGCAACTGCTCTCCTGTGGTTATCAGCGACGGCGAAAACGAAGAAACCCACGACAACATGAAGCTGATCCAGATCACCCATGTGGATGAGGAATACTGGTTTGTCCTGCTGGACGTCCCGGAAAGCGAGCTCCGGCGGCTGAAGATGCAGTCCGATCTGGAGTACCTGGCCATGATGACCGGCGTGGAACTGTAAAATTTTTGAAAGTTCCGTACGCAGGTGACCAAAATGTGTGTTACAATACCCGAAACTTTAGAAAGGAACTGGTAAGACTATGGAACACAGCAGCAACTATGAAAAGGTCCGGGGCTACTATAGCATGAAGCTGTGGACTGAGACCCGGGTGCGCAATGCCGTCAAGATGGGCTGGATCACCCAGGCGGAGTTTGAGGAGATTACCGGAAAGGCGTATTGATATGGCCGTGCTCGTCAACAACCGCAAGGAGTCCAAGCTGGAACCGATCGTCTGTTCCGTGGAGCTCCATAAAATGCTAACAGATCTGATCCAGAAAGATTTTGGTGTGAAAGACATGGACCACCTGGTCCGCGTCCGATACGCATGTGGGAGGGACGCGACGGAGAATTTCAGCCGCTACCGCTATCTGATGCAGACCGCTAAAAATAATATTGACCAGATGGCCTTCCTGCTCACCAACAATCTGAGAGGGGCCAACTCCATCTATCCGACATCCATGCGCGAGTATGAACAGCGGCGGGATTATCAGAACTTTGCGATTGTAAACTGCGAGCAGATTATCAAGGAACTCCAGAGGGTAGTCGAGCTTTTTGACGTGGATGTCAATGTCTACGGCAGAATTGTCAGCGCTATCGACCGAGAAATCGGTTTGATAAAGAAGTGGCGTCAAAGGGATAACAGGATCAAATCATACCTACAGGGCAGCGTCTGAATGCGCTTGTCGGCGGCTAACTTCGCCAATGTCAACTGGAATGGTAACTCGAACTACAATGGCGCGGCGATCTCTGTTGGGGTTCGTCCGGACTCTCTGCCTAACCAACAGAGAAGGAGACGCTGTCCTTTCCCCAAAGGGATAAATGACAAACCCGGACGCAATTTACTACGGTAAGTATTGCTATCACGGTGAATATCTATGACTTATGAGGAAATCCTCTGTGACGCCAACACCCTGCATCGGGCCTATGAAGCCTCCGTGAGGGTCAGCAAGTGGAAGGAAAGTGTTCAGAGGTACATACTGAATTTTCTTCGTCATATCTTCCAGATCCAGCGCGATTTACAAAATCGAACCCTGGTCAATGGCAGGACTGACGAGTTCACGCTGCGCGAGCGGGGGCGGATTAGGCCCATTACAAGTTTGCAGACCAATGATCGCGTCGTTCGTCATGCGTTCTGTGACGAGCTGCTGATGCCGGCGATCATAAAGAAGATTATTTACGACAATGCCGCCTCTGTCAAGGGGCGTGGTATGGCTCATGCGCGGAAACGCTTCGAGATACACCTGCGGAAGTATTATCGAGAATACGGAAATGAGGGCTATATTCTCTTAGGCGATTTCACGAAGTTCTACGACAATATTCTCCATGAGGTTGCAAAACGAGAGCTGTTGGCGCTGTTCGATAATGACGAGTTCATCGAATGGCTGCTGACGGTTCTCTTCGAGTGCTTCAAAATTGATGTGTCGTACATGACAGAGGACGAATATGCCTCCTGCCTGGACGACGTCTTTAACAAGTTGGAGTACCGCCTTATTCCAAAGGAATTGCTCACCGGCGAGAAGTTTATGGAGAAGTCTGTGAACATCGGCGATCAGATTTCACAGGTTATCGGCATTTACTATCCGTATCGCATGGACAACTATGTGAAGTATGTGAGGCGTCAGAAATACTATGCCCGCTATCAGGACGACTGGTACATCATGAGCCCATCAAAAGAGGAGCTGTTGGATCTTCTGGAGCATATACGGGAGATCGCAAAGGAGCTGGGCATCCATATCAACGAGAAAAAGACCCGGATTGTGAAAATCAGCAGCACCTATAAATACCTTCAGGTAAAATACACGCTCACCGACAACGGAAAAATAATTCGCCGGATCAATCCCAAGCGTGTTACGGCTATGCGGCAGAAGCTTAAGAAACTCGCTGTTAAGGTTCAAAATGGACATGTTCCATACGAAAATGTAGAGAACATGTTCAAGAGCTGGATGGGCGGTTACTACAAGCTGATGTCCAAATCCCAGCGCAGGAGTATGATTATGCTCTATGAGAATCTATACGACAAAACGATCACCACTGTCAATAAGAAGATGGTGATAACCGATCGAGAATAGGAGGCGGTATAAAAGTGGAAGATATTGGCAGTTGGGTCTTGATGAGCAGGGCGCCAAATCCGTATGTTGGAGACCCCGCCGAGGCAACTGAAAGCTGGTATGGCCTTTCCAAGGACTTGGACAAACTGCCACATACCGGCGGAACCGGCAGCACGGCATACTGCATTGATAACGGCGCTTTCTATATGTACGAGCGGACTACCGATCAGTGGTATCCGCAGTAGGGAGGAGGACGCGGCATGAGAGCGGAGGACGCGCTGATCCTCTCCAAACGATTTACGAGGGATACGGCAGAGGGAGGAGGAGCCATTAAGGGCAAGGATGGTTTTTCCCCATCCGTATCCATTCAGGAGACTGAGGACGGGCATGTGGTGACAATTACGGATGCCGCTGGCCCCCATACGTTTGAGGTCAAAAACGGCGCAGGCCCATACAAGGGTAACTACGCCGTTACACCCAAAGCATTTGTATCGCAGTCGCTGGACACCGCCCAGAAAGTTATGGGTGAAAATGTGGTGGTGGCTGCGATTCCTTATGTGGAGGAGGAAAACGCTTCGGCGGGCCTTACCGCCATTATTGGAGACAGTGAGGTAAACGAGGATGGATGACTATATTTCCCGCACAGAACACGAGGAGTTCCGCCGCAGCATGGATGCGGAAAACCGACGGCTGGAGGATGAGAACAACCGCCAGAACCATCGGTTGGATATTATCGAGACAACGATCCAGCAGATTGCCGCCATCACGACGTCTGTGGAGAAATTGGCCACCAACATGGAAAACATGCTCAAGGAGCAGGTGTCCCAGGGGAAGCGGCTGGAGATCTTGGAAAACCGGGACGGCGAGAGCTGGCGGAAGTTTGTCTGGTGCGTGTTCAGCGGTGTCATCGGTATCGCTATCGGCTATCTGTTCAAGCAGATGGGAATTTTTTAATAGGGAGGTGTCGTTATGCCCGAAACTACCAAAAATGTCAACAAGGTTGTCTATGGCGGAAAGGTCCTGATTGATCTGACCGGGGATACGGTGACTCCTGGTACGCTCCTGACCGGGACAACTGCCCATGATAAGAGCGGCGCGGCCATCACGGGTACGATGGAGGCCTCCGAAGTGGTCAACGCCCAGGAGCGGTCTGTGGTTCCGTCAGTTGAAGAGCAGGTGGTGCTTCCCGAGGAGGGATACGACTGCCTGTCGAAGGTGACCGTGGCCGCCATCCCTTATGCGGAGAGCGAGAACGATGCTGGAGGGGTCACCGTCACGATTGCGGGGTGATGGAATGCCGGTAAGCAAGGTTGTATACGGCCAGCAAACGCTGATTGACCTGACCGCTGATACGGTGATCCCGGAGGCGCTGCTTAAGGGCTATACGGCCCACAGATCAGACGGAAGTGTCGTAACCGGGATCATGTTTGAGGGCTACCCTCAGCGAGTCTCAGTTTACGATGGGTTGCAGGATGCAGAAGAGAAGGATTTACTCGACGATGCAGGCAACCGCGTTGAGGGAAGAATAGTATATCAGCGGATATGAGAATTGGTGTCGAATGCGCCTGATTGACAGTCTTTACCTTTCGTGGTATGATAGTCTAAAAGAAGCAGGAATTATCAACCACGCGCAAAAAGCGCAGCGCCTATTATGGAAGGAGGTTGGTTAGGCTATGGCTGAACGCAACAATTCATACCTTCTGAATGGGGGTGAGGAAATGGGTATGACCGATAACCAGTACAAGGGGATGCTCCTGGACCAGATGGAAACCTGGGAGCGAATCTTGGACATGGCAAAGGCCGCCGGTAACACCGATATTCAGGCCGAGGTGGAGAAGCAGATTGCGAAGATCAACGAGAAGCTGAAATTCTAATCTCAACCCAAAAGGGAAGAGCTTGCGGAAACGCGGGCTCTTCCCTTTTATGTTTTTTGGGAGGCATGTTATATGTTTACCTACGGATTATGTTTCGAGTTTGATGGGGAAGACGAGCTTTCAGAGCGTTGCAAGCATCTGGTGAACACCTATGAGCAGATGAAATCCGGACTTGATACCAGGACCCATCATGTAAACGTCTATACGTCCGTAAAGGTTATTCAGACCCCGACAGGTCCTAATGTTAAAATTGAGGTATCAGGATTGGCTAATGCCATCCGTTTGTTCGAGGAACAGAAGAAAAATGCGGAGGAAATTTTACAAGGTCTTAGAGCCTGTTTAAAATCTTTTGACAAAAATGGCGGAGTGGGAGATAATAGGAAAAAACAAGCGGGAGCTGGGG